ATTATTAATCAGTTGTTGAATACATCAGGTGATTATTACATTGGTGCGATTTGTTATTCATCAACGGATGGAATGGTGAATTCCTTTTTAAAGAAATTAACCGTTAAAACAACACCGGATCCATGGATGTTTTGTTGTGAAATGGATGTTGAATCCCATTGGTTGGATTATAACAATGATTATACAACCAATTGTTTTTCACCGGCATTAAAGGAACGTGTAAGGAATCGAATGTATATTGATGCCGGGGATTTTCAAAATTGTTTAGAGGATTTTGGATTTGATCCCGGAACGGATAATTGGTTGAATTATTTGAAATCGGTAACGTTGACCATTTATCGACAAACCCCAAATTTTCCAATACCAAATAAAACAACATATTGGTATTATGGACAATATACAAGCATCCGAACGGTAGGGTTTCCAAATAATTGGAACAATACCACATCCAATTTATATGTGGCGGAATTGGGAACATCATTGTATTTAGAATGGGGCGGACGTGTTTTATTTAGTGATTCGTTGATACCAGGTGGAAACGTTTACACGGCCAATACCATAACACCAACCATCCGGACAAATGCCGGAGTGTTGGGTAATACTTATGTTTCCGGCCAAAACATTACATACAATTGGGCAAATCAGGATATTTATTTTGAATATCAGTTTAATTTTGATTTAACCCCATTGGTTGGAACATCATCCATTATCAATTTGTACCAAATCAATGTTTTACATCCATCGGATTATGAAACAAATCCATTACCATTTGGAACCATTTTGGATCCATTGGAAGTTTGGGGAGTTAATAATTCAGGATCAACATTAATATCCAACCAATTTTGTTCCGGATCTTATGATTATTTGTTGGTAAGGGTTTCCGGTACATCAGTTACCGGCAAACTAATTGCCACATTAAATTATTATCCTTATACTCAATCACCGCAAAGTTTAAAGGAACATGAATCATTTGTATCACCAAACGGAGCGGTACAATTAACGGATGCCATCATGTATCAGGTTGATCAAAATTTTGTCGGTAATGAGGCATTTTTCCGGATCGATGTTGGACAATTGGCACCCGGTAAATATCAAATTTGCGGAATTCGTTTACCTTAAAATAATAAATCATGCCTTATTTTAATTCATTTGATTATAACGGAGTTGTTTATTGCGATCAATCGCAAACGGTTTGCGGTTCACCAACGGATACCGGTAATCGTATTGTTTGCAAGGAAATAACCATAATCGATTGTGGTAATGATGGTGGTTGCAATTTGGCGGTAATCAATAACGGCCAAATCCTATGTGATACGGCACAATCATATAATTGTAACTTATGTGGTAATGATTTACCGTATTTTAATCCGTTTGTGGTTGGCGATATTTTAAATAATCTTTTAATTCCATTTCAATAACTTCTTTTTTATAGTATTCAATCATTTTATCAAATAATTCAGGAAATTCAGCCTGAAAAACAGGATTACCCATCCAATAATTTTCGGAAGCATGTGCAAACCATTCCATTTGTCGTAATGATCCACCGGCCTGTAAAAAATATTTTTTGCCATGCCCTTGTCCTAAATTGCCAATGGTTATTGCTTCAATGGTATCCGTATAACCGCCACAATATTCTCGTAAATCCTTTTCAGTTAATCCCTCAAATTTATCCTTATATTTTGTAAATAATTTATCAATTGTAAAATTTTGGCGAATTTCTGAGGTTAATTTATCGGCCGGAAATTTTTGTTTAAATATTTCAACCGATTCATCAAAATACTTTTGATGCCTTGGGTTATTATCTTTTGAATTAAATACAAACCATTTTTTTTCAAAATGTGTTCTATGGCCAAATTCATGATATATTGATTGATCAACAAAAACCTTTGATCCTTCCGCCCGATTTCCTTTGAATGCTAATTTTACCTTTTGTTGTCGCGTATCATATTCGGTTGTTGATTGAGTTAAACTTGTTTTTCCATTATCGGATAAAATATACAATTGATCCGGGATATTCATCCCCTTTAATTGTTTTGGTACTAACGGCGATTGTCCAAATGTTAAATTCAAATCCTTTTGCGCCTGGCTTAATCCCTCAATATTTTTTTGTTGTGGTGTTAATTTTGGTTGTTCCTGAGGTATTGGATTATTACTAATTGGATCATCCATCCCCAATTCTTTTCGTTGTGATTTGGTTAATTTAAATGGGATGGCTGAATGGCGGCAATTATAACCACCACGGTAAACGGCAAAATTATCCGTCGTTGTTCCTGGTATCATGCCGGTACCATTGGAATAAGCCCAATTTAATTCATTGGATAAATCCTCTTTTAAAATAACACCTTTGCCAACCCACCGTACACATTGCGGTCGTGAATCCTCAATAATGGAACCAACGTAACGAAATGCATCCAACCCAAATTCATCCGCTATCCGGCTATTTACTTGCCCATCAAATTGGTTTAATGCATCCCTGGAAACCTGTGAAACGTAGCGTTTAAATTGTCCCATCCTTTCAGGGTTGGTATTTATAAACGCGTTTAAATACCCCTCTAAATCGGTAATGGTTGTACCTGCAACCACGTTTTTATATATCCCCTCACGTAGAGGATCAATAAAATTGGTGTTTACACCTTGTCCGGTTAAATTGGTTAATGTTTGATTTACGATACCACGTTGAACAGGATTTATTAAATCCTCTAATTCGCCACGGCTCAAATCATTAACATCCTTTTGAATATCAAAATTGAATTCCTTAATCGTATCAAAATCCCTGAGGTATTGTTTAACCTGGTTTACATAATCGGATTTTTGGATGGATTCGGCAACGATTTGATTTATTTCGTTGATGGATGTAACGTTATCATCATCAAAAACAATTTTACCATCCTTTTGATTGAACGTTTTAACCTTTTTTAATACGGCATTATAAATATCCTTTTCAATACTATCAAATTTTGATAATAACTCATTTTCGGAATCAATAATTGTTTGATCCTTTTTATCAATAATTTTTTGTACCGAAACCGCCACAATTAAACGTTTATTACCGCCAATGAATTATATTGATCAATCAATGGTTTCATGGCATTATCCAAATCCGTAAAAATATCGGTTAAATTTTTCTCCAAATATTCCGTACCATTTTGCGCCAACAAACTTTGTAATGTTTTGTATGCAAACAATGATTTTACAATATCTTCTTTTTTGATGGTACCGGCGGCCAATAACATTTGTTTATCTTTTACCGATACGTGATAAATCGGATCATAGGTAACCAATATTTCCACAATACGTGAAACCGCCTTATTTCCTGAAAAACGTTTTTTGGCTAAATCTTTGGTTGTTTCAACCAAAAATGCAACCGGCGCATTTTTATCCGTTAATTGATTGATTTCCGATATTAAATCATCCTCAGTTTTCATTGAAAATGAAATTGGTTTAACAATAATCGGATCCATTGGCGAAATTACATTTCGGTAATTTTCAATGAATAACAAGGATTTATAAATGATTTCATCAAAAACATTATTGTTGATTTTCGTCAATTGTGAAAATCCATCCTCACGATCAATTTCCTTTGCCGTTCCTGATTGTGCCTGATCGATTGTGGTTAAATGTAATGACTCCTCAGCCTTTTTTAATAGTGTTTCCCATGCCTCACCGCTATATTTGATAATATCCACGGCCGGTGAAATGAAACGGATCATAGGTTGATCCGGCAATTGATTTGAATCTAACGCGTTATTTGTTTGGCCGCGCATAAATACACCATACGGTGAACGGCTAATTACCTTTCCGGTACCCTTACAAATTCGACATGGTTTGGTATCTTCTGAATTTTGATCATATACAAAACCACCACGGCAACCAGGGGCATCACAATTTTCAGCGATTTCCTCACGATAAGGAAACGCGGATGTAGTCATTACACCTTGCCAATCACTATATTGTCTTATTGCCTCATTTGCAAATGGTACAAATGCACTAAAATACGATTCAAAAAAATCCTCATCCGTTAAATCACCACCCAAAATAATGGCCGGTAATGATCCAATATTGTGTTGGTATATTTCCTCAACAACAAATTTTTTATCGGTTTTATTTCCTACCTGAATGTGTTTATAGAAACCAACTTCATTGATGGTATAATAAACTTCACCTTTTTCGGTTGATTTACCATTTTCATAAATTTCCGATTTTTCGTCATTATCCAACCAGGTTAACGTTGATTCATCGACATATTTGATTTGATTTGACATCACCAATTCCGGTTCAACATCAACTTTAATGGATGGATCATTTAAACCATCGCCATCCGGCAACCAAACCAAATAACCGTTTGGATCCTCAATCATTCGCCTTACCACATATTTTTGAATGAATGAATAAAAATATTGATTTTTGAATTTTTGAGTATTTAAATAGGTTGATAATTCCTCAGAAACCTGGATGGAAAAATTGGATGCAATAAATATCCTATAAAGTTTATCAATTGCACGGTTAATTGATCCTTTGGTAATTGGTTCGTAAATGGATAACCGATATTTTTGAACATCCGGATCCTCATTTGGCCTACGATCCGTTAATATTTTACCCGGATTTTTGCCCCTTGTATGGACAAACATTGTTTCCCTTACCTTATTCCAATTGTCGTAATTCTTAGGTTTTTTAATTGAACCCAAAACGGAATTCAATTCAAAAATATCGATCATTTATCCGATGTTTTAAATATTAATTACAATTGAATGTATTTGCACAATTTACGCGTTTTAATGATACCGTTGGAAACCATTGAGTACCAACCTCATTATCCCGATTAATATCACCATCAACAATATATTCCACCCCATCAAAATAAACCTTACCGGCGGATAATATGTTTGATAATTGCCGCGCAACCCGATAAGGTAAACGCGCCGTTTTTAAAACCAAATTTTCGGTTAATGTGGATGATACCGTTTTAAAATACGATCCAACATATTCTTTTTCAATATTAAAGGATTCATTTTCAATTACCGCCGGAATCCTGATTTGGTTTTGATAGGTAAACAAATTGGATCCCTGTGATGGTTGATCAAAATAAATATCCGATCCACCATAATAACCAA